CCGTTGTTGTAAGCGTAATATGGTGAACATGTAATGTAAGCTGGTTTTGGTGTTGGCTGCAAAGTATTAATGATATTTGCTGATTGTGCCTGTTGACTTAATTGGAAATTAGCCGTCAATAAATCACGGTCACGATCAGCTAAACGATCACGTAATTCTTGCATAGTATTTGCATTGATCAATGCACGTGTTGCTTCACCTTCTGAATGAATTGCTGTTGTAATGTCACAAGTATTTTTGAAACTTTGAGCATTTACATTGTCAATTGCTCGTTGAGTGTTGCAGCAGCATTCTTGTTGCTGAGCTTGCAAGTTTTGAAGTCCTAACTGATTAGTATAGCGACTTTCTAATACATCACGTTGAGTTTGACAACCTGTTTGAGATACATTTGTGTTTGTGTTAAAAATGTCTCGTTTAATGAATTCTTCATTCAATAAAGAATCATTTGTTAGGTTTCCGTTGCCATATCCTCCATATCCAAATAATACGAAGATTAGCAAGATCCAAATCCACCAACCTCCTCCGTCTCCAAAGCCGTCATTTCTTTCGGCTAAGTTGTAAGTTGGTTGAATTCCCATTCCGTTTTCCATCATATATGTTCTCCTTTCTTTCTATAATAACGGTTTAGCCGTTGTTACCTGATTCCAAACTGTTTTGCCATTTGTTGCAGTTGTTGCTTTTGTTGTGGATTTAAATTACCCATCATCTGATTTAAAATCATTTGTGGATTTTGGCCACTGTTCATAAGCATTTGAAATTGTTGAAATGCTTGTGGATTTTTCTGCGACAACATATTCATTAACATTTGTTGGGGATTTCCCATATTCATCATATTCATTGGATTCATATTACCCATAATACTTTTTAAAGGATTCATTTTGTTTGTGCTCCTTTCTTTGGCTGTTCATTAGCTTGTTTTGGTGGTTTGCTTAATGCACATATCAAATCATCTAATTTCTTTTCGATTCCATTTACACGATTTTCTATACTGTTAGAAGCATCTTCCGTGATTTCTTCAAATTTAAATTTTTTAAATGTTCCATCTAAAGATTTCATATAAAAAATAGATTTATTGTTATCAAATAAAATCGTTGGTAAATTTGCATTCGCAAAGTTTCTAGCTTCATTCTCATCATTCACCCATTTTCCATTAAAATCAAAATTACCTTGTTGTTGTGGTGTAATCTGATTATTAATATTGATAGGTGGAATATTTGCATACTGTTGTACTTGCTGAATTTGTTGATCTATCATTTGTCTTTGCTGCATCAAACTGTCAATTCGTGCTTGTGCTGGATTATAATTGTTATACATTTCAACCACCTCTTTACGATTTAATTATATGGTTACGCAATAAATAACTTAATACTCGAATAATACTCATAAAATACCCAAAATAAAATGAGCAACCATTATAGATTGCTCACATATTTATCGAACATTTTTCTTGCTTTGCATACTCTGTTCCTTATGGTTTGTACTTCCATATGTAATGCATCTGCAATTTCGGTACATGACATGTCATATACGTATCTCATAATCAAAACCTGTTCATATTTCTTTCTTAATCCAACAGACTTGATAAGTATTAATGCATCATTAGGACGTATCTCTTTTAATCTGTTAGCTTTGTTAATATAAACCACCGCCTTAATTAAATTCGTTGGTTTGAATTAGCTTCGCAAGAACAATTATTCACATGATCATCTTTCCAATAACCACGACAAACAATAGTAGAATAAAGAACAATAATCACTAAAACCAATACCGTAATAATCGTTCTACTTGTTTTATAGTTTCGATCAATTAATTTTGAACAAAAACCATAAATGTTATCTACTTTTTCTTCTACATTTTGAAGTTTCTTGTTTGCATCTTTAATATCCATTTTTATTACGTTCCTCCAACGCTTCTACACGATTAAACAAAGTTTTTATTTGTTGTTTTAGTTCTGAAAGCTCCACTTCCATTGAATTGCTTCCTTTTTTTATTTCTGAAATCGAATTTTTAATATCACTTAAATCAGATTTAATATGTTCTAATTCATTCTTCAAAAATGCCATATTGGATATTTGCTCTCCATCCATCTTGCGTGTGCCACGATTATACGTAATAAATGCAATTACAAGCATGCATGCGGAAATAATAACACTAAGATATTCACCACTCATAGAAACATCACCTATTTATTAATAATAGAATCAATTTGTTCTACACTAATCCAACCAATAGAAGCAAAGATTTCTAAATCACTCTTTGTAAATAAGCCTAATTCATAATACGATTTAATTAATTCATAACTCATACTACTTCACCCCATTCATCTGAGCTTTTAACTGTGCGATTTGTAACATTAATTGTGCATTAATCTTTTCTTGCTCAGTAGGCTCTGCTTTTGGCTCTACAACTTTAGGTTTATCTTCTTCTGCAACTTCAACAACTTTACCTTCTACATATTTGTAGTTATATCTTCCTTGCTCATCAACTAATCCTTTTTCTAGATATTGACTTTGTGCGTGTGCGTATTTGTCACCTTG